CAAGGCCACCGGCAACCCCTTCGGCGCCCTTTCCGAGCAGGACAGAGCATATTTCCAGGCGCAGTGCGACGGCATCTGCGCCGTGTTCAAGAGCGCCGTGGCGCAGGCCATGGGGCTCAATGTCGAGGCGGCTTCCGAATGGGCCGAGGGACGCGTGTTCCTTGGCGCCGAAGCCGTCAAACTTGGCCTGGCTTCTGCCGTTGTCAGCGGCAGGGACGAGGCCGTCAAACTCTTGCAGGAGGCATCTGTCGTGGACAGGCAGACTCTCTCCGCCCAGCACCCTGAGCTGGTGCAGGAGCTCCTGGCCGAGGGCAGATCCTCCGCCATGGCTCCCGCCGACGTTCTGGCGTGCGTGGGCTCCATGCTGAGCGCGGACGACCGTGCCCGCGCCGAGGAATTCTTCAAGGCCTGCGACGGCCTCGAGCCCGCCAAGGTCAAGGCCCTTGCGGCCGTGGCCTTCCCGGCCAGGACCGAGGCGCCTGCCCAGGAGGCCGCACAGGCCCAGGCTCAGGCCGAGGCTGACGCTGAATCCCGCGCGGAAATTCTCGCCGGCATCCAGGCCGCATCCCCCCACGGCGTCGCCCCCGACGCCTCCGCCATCGCTAAAACTCCCGGCCAGTACCTCTCCGAGGCCATGGACCGGATTGCCAAGGAAGGTGACTAGCCATGTCTGATACGTCCAGATACCCCGGCGTGTCCGCCACCATGGACGCCCCCCTCTCCGAGTTCCTCCTGTGGGAGCTCGCCCCCATCTACTGCCGCCAGGAGCTGACCACGTCCGCCGCCGTCAAGGCCGGCGGCATCGTCTACGACTCCACGGCCGGCCTCTACGGCATGGCCATCGCCGACGCCGGCTCCGGCGCGTCCGTTGTCTGCGTGGTGCGCTCTGCCGTGGTTGACGGCTCCCACAAGACGATCACCTCTGCCGCCAAGGTCGCTCTGCAGACTCAGGGCGTGGTGGTCAAGGACTGGGTTGCCCCCGACAGCGACACGCCTGCTCCGGATCCGGCCTCTGTCGAGTCCATCACCGCCGTGCTGGGCACCTGGTCTGCCGAAAACACGATGGCCCAGGCCATCGGCGCACTCCAGACTGCCGTTGGCGCCTGGACTGCCGCCACGCCTGCCCGCACTACCGCCGCCCTCAAGGCCATCGAAGATCTCGAGGCTCTTGTCGGCTCCTTCAGCGCCGGCCGTTCCGCCGAGCTGGCCGACACCGTCATCGGCGCCGTCGAGGCGCTCGAAAGCGCATAAGGAGACTGAGCCATGGCCAACGTGTTTACCCCCGATCTTTTCACCTGCAGCGAGCTCTCCGCGGCCGTCATGCGCCTGCCCTGGGTTCCGTCCCTGCTCAAGCCCTACTTCACGGAAGAGGGCGTGCGCACGACCTCCATCACCATCGACCTTGACGAAGTCGGCATCAAGCTGGTGCCCGACTCCCCGCGCGGCAGCGTCGGCGGCCAGCCTTCCCAGGGTGGCCCCCGCAAGGTCGTGACCATCCCGTCCGCGCACCTCTCCCGCTACGACACGGTGCATCCCGAGGACGTCCAGGACGTCCGCGCGTTCAACAGCACCGAGCCCGAAACAATCGCCAACCGCCTCGCGCGCAAGCAGGCAGCTTTGCGCCGCGACATCGAGGCCACCCTTGAGTATCACCGCGTCGGCGCAGTCAAGGGCCAGGTGCTCGACGCCGACGGCAGCACCGTCCTTTTCGACAGCTTCGCCGCCTTCGGCAAGTCGAAAGCCACCAAGTCGATCACCTTCCCGGCCAGCGCCGGCGCCAAAAACACGTTGCTCCGCAACGTCATGGACATCGTGGACATGGTGGACACCGCCATGGGCGGCAACGCTTACGGCCCCCTCATGGCCATCTGCGGCGCAAACTTCTGGAAATGGCTCACCACGGGCGCCGAAACCCGCGCCTCCTACGACCAGTGGTATGCCAACCACGCCCAGCAGTTCAGCCATGACCAGTTCCTCGCCGGCGTGTTCGACTATGGCGGGATCAGGTGGTGCAAGTACAGCAAGACCGTCGGCGGCAACGCCCTCGTGGCCACCGACAAGGCCCACGTCTTCCCGACCGGCTCCGGCATCTTCAAGACCTTCTATGCCCCTGCGGACTACGTCGAAACCGTCAACACCGACGGCCAGGCGTTCTACAGCCGCATGGAGCCCAAGAAGTTCGGCAAGGGCTACGAGCTCGAGGTGCAGTGCAACCCGATCAGCCTCTGCATGTTCCCGGAGGCCCTCGTGGAAGTCTCCGGCTCCGAGTCCTAAGGAGTGAGCGATGGCGCTGGCATGGTCTGACATTGGCAAGGTCGTCGGCAAGGCCGCTCCCATTCTGGGCAGCGTTCTTGGCGGGCCTGCCGGCGCCGCCGCAGGCGCTCTCGTGGCCTCCGCGCTGGGATGCGAATCCCAGCCGGAGGCTGTCGAGAAGGCCCTGCAGGCCTCTCCGGAAATGCTGGTCAAGCTCAAGGAGCTTGAGGTTGCCGAAAAGGCGCGCCTGCTCGACTGGCAGACGGCGCAGCTCAACGCCGAGCTGGGCAACGTGCAGAGCGCCCGGAGCAGGGAGGTGGAGCTTGTCAAGGCCGGCTCCATCACCGGCTGGAGCACGAGCATCGTCGCCGGCATCGTGACCGTGGGGTTTTTCGTCATGCTCTACGTGGTGCTGACTCAGGGCAAGAGCGAGCTGGGCGAGCCCGGCATCCTGCTCCTGGGCTCCCTCAGCACCGCTTTCGGCAGCGTAGTCAACTACTACCTGGGCAGCTCTTTGGGCTCTGCGCTCAAGGAGCAGTACAAGCAGCGGCAGGGCAAGTAGCATGGGCATCACCGAAATGGAGATCTCCAACCTCCTGCTGGGCCTGATTTCAGGCCTCCTGGGCATTCTAATCTGGGTAGCCAAGAGCTTCGCCACGACGATTCTGGAAGAGCTCCGCAAGCTCGACAGACGCAAGGCGGAGTGCATCGGCCAGTTTGCCGACGATGCCGACAACCGGAATGCCCACGGCCGCATTTTCGCGCAGCTTGGCGACCACGAGGCGCGCATCGTCAGGGTGGAAACTCTGACAGAGGGAGACGCTGGCAAATGACATTCAAGGATGCCTTGAGCTGGGACACCGAGCACGCCTTCCTCAACCTCGAGGAATTCGGGGAGGAGGTCGAGATCAACGGGATCCGCATGACGGCCGTGCGCTACGACGGCGCGCAGTACGAGTACGGATCCATGCGTCAGGAACTCCCCCCGCTCAATCCCGAGCTGCCCGAGCGGAGCATCGTGCTCTACGTCCGCACCGACATGCTCGACAGCGACGTGGTGCAGGGCGGCACCGTCACCTTCGACGGCGAGCTCTGCGAAGTCGAGCGCAGGCACGACGGGCTGGGCTGCATGACAAAGCTCGTCCTGGGCAGGAGGGGGTACCTCTAATGGCGGACGTGACGGTCACCGGCGCCGGCGCCCTGGAGGCGCTTCGCAAGCGCCTTGGCGAGGCGATGCCCCGGCAGGCCCGCCAGGCAGTCTCCCTGGGCGTCCGCGAGGCCGTCCAGCGCACCCGCAGGAAGGGCCTGAGCATCGCCAAGAAGCGCTACGCCTTTTCCAGCTACGGCAAGGCTAGGGTGGACGGCATTCTGGCGTCAAAGTCAGTCGGCGCGGACAAGATGTTCGGCGAGGTGCGCTTCAAGGGCGAAATCGGCGTGCCCTTCCGCTGGTTCCAGACGGTGCCGACGAGGCCTTCCGGCCAGAAGATGCCCCGCCTTGGAAAAAAGACGGTCCGCGTCCGCATCATCCGCGGCGGTCCGATGAAGGAGCTCCACGGCGCCGGCGGCGAGAAGGTCTTTTGGTGGAAGCATCCCAAGACGGGCAACATCCTGCTCATGTACCGCGCCGGCAGGAAGCTCAAGGTGCCCGACCGCATGGGCGCCGCGCCCATCCAGGCCATCCAGAAGCAGAGCAACTACGAAACGATCGGCGAATACCTCCAGGAAACCATGCTCAAGCGCATCAACCACCAGCTCAGCAGGATAGGGCACTAGGCCATGACGGAAAACGGCTGCCTCAAGGCCATAGCTGAATGGCTCGAGACGACGGTGCTCTACGAGTACCGCCTGCCCAGCCCGCGCAAGGCCGGCGAGTTTCCCTTCCATGTTTTCATCGGCTGGCTGCCGGAAAAGAAGGGGAAGGACGACGAGGACTATCCTTTTGCCATCGTCCGCCCCGTTGACGGCACCGTCGGCCCTGACGGCACGGCGATGAGCGTTGACATCGTTTTGGGTGTCTTTGCCGGGGAGACCAGAGGCTGCGAGTACGTGCTCAACGTGCAGCGCCGCCTGCTCAATGCCCTGGGCACCCTGGGCGAGCGCCGGCTGGCCGACAAGTACGCCCTCGCCCTGCCCGTGACGTGGGAGCTCCCCGACGACCAGCCGTACCCCGTCTGGGTTGCGGTGGTCCATACCGAGTGGACGTACCACTCCCCGATCCTGCCGTTCCGCGACGATCTCGACTGGGGCACGCAGGCATCTGCTACGGCTACCGTTTCCCGGAATTCGATCGACATCGAGGACGATGCCAATGGCTAGAGAAATCCAGATTTACGCAGGTCCCTCGCTCTACCGCTGGGGCCTGCACCACGGGAGCACCTTCACCGGCGATCTGCCTGCCACCGTGCAGGCGGCGATCGAGAAGTGCCCCGCCGTCCGGGATCTCATTGTCCCGGTTTCCCGCTACATGTCCGCCCGCGCTGAAATCGCACGCAAGGGCACCCTGCTCAACGCGAGGTGCGCAGCCGTGCTGGCCGGGCTCACCGCTACCCAGGAGGGTTAGTCATGGCCTACAAGCATGGCGTCTACGCGAGCGAAATCGCCACGTCCATCCTGCCCCCGCGCACCGTTGACGCGGGCATTCCCTTCGTGGTCGGCACCGCCCCTGTGGCATGGCCGATCCCGACAACGTCAACAAGCCCGTTCTCTGCCACACGTATGCCGATTTCGTGAAAGCGTTTGGCTGGGTTCCGCCTGAAGCCGACAGCGCATCCGGCAAAAAGAAATTTGCCTACTCGCTCTGCGAGGCCGCCTATGCCGCCTTCGTGCTCTACGGCATCGCGCCCATCGTCTGCGTGAACGTGCTCGATCCGGACACGCACCGCACGGCCGCCGAGACGACCGTGCTCAACATTCCGGTTTCTGCCGGCTCCATCACGGTGCCCGAGTCCGGCGTCATCCCGTCCACGGTGACGATCACCCTCACCACGACCACCGAACCGGAAGCGGGTTCGGAGGAAGAGCCGGTCACGACCGTGACCACCTACGAGGAGGGCACGCACTACGAGCTGGCCTTCGACGACGACGCGCACCTGGTCGTCAATGTCCTGTACGACTCCGCCTCCGGCGATCCGCTCGTGCCCCTGGGCACCGAGCTGGGCTTCAGCGCCTACGTGACGGATCCCGGCGAGGTGGACGGCGACGACGTCATCGGCGGCGTTGACTCCAGCGACGCCAAGTCCGGCCTCGAGCTCGTCGAGGAGATGTACCCCCGCTTCGGCCTCGTGCCCGGCACCATCATTGCCCCCGGCTTCTCTGATGCCCCCGGCGTTGCCGCCGTCATGAGCGCCAAGACCACCGGCGTGAATGGCCTGTTTGGTTGCGTCTGCGCCTGCGACGTGCCGACGGCGGCCTCCGGCGGCGCCGACCAGTATTCCGAGGTCAACGCCTGGAAGAACCAGAACAACTACGTGCACCCGCGCCAGATCGTCTGCTGGCCCATGGTGGAGCTGGACGGCATCCTCTTCCACATGTCCAGCCACGTTGCCGCGCGCATGGCGGCCACGGACGCCGACAACGGCAACATCCCCTATGTCAGCCCCTCGAACAAGTCTTTCGAGATGACGGCCGCCGTGCTCGAAAACGGCGAGGAAGTCTGGCTGTCCGGCGAGACTGCCAACTACCTCAACGGCCAGGGCATCGTGACTGCCCTAAACTTCGAGGGCGGCTGGCGCTGCTGGGGTAACCGCACCGGCGCCTATCCTTCCAACACTGATCCCAAGGACGCGTTCATCCCCGTGCGCAGGATGTTCAACTGGCTGGGCAACACGCTCATCCTGACCTACTGGCAGCGCGTGGACTACCCGCTCAACAGGCGCCAGATCCAGACCATCGTGGACTCTGCCAACATCTGGCTCAACGGCTTGGCCGCCCGCCAGTGCATCCTTGGCGGGCGCGTGGAGTTTCTGGAGAGCGAGAACCCCGTCACGAGCCTCGAGGATGGCATCGCCACGTTCCACGTCTATGTCACGCCGCCTGTGCCGAACAGAGATCTGGAATTTGTCCTTGAGTACGATGTGAACTACTTCAGCACCCTGTTTGAATAAGGAGTCCCGTCATGGCTTCTACGAATCCGATCAACGAAAAACTCATCAACTTCAGGGTGTACAACGATGCGAACGACCTTCTGGGCATCGCCACCGTTGACCTTCCCGAGCTTGCGGCCATGTCCGACACCGTCTCCGGCGCCGGCATCGCCGGCGAAGTTGACAGCCCCGTCCTGGGCCACTTCCAGAGCATGAGCGTCACCCTGCACTGGCGCACCATCGACGAGGCCGCCATGTCGCTCGCCGAGCAGAAGGCGCACCACCTGGAGATCAGGGGCAGCCAGCAGCAGTACGACGCCGGCAGCGGGAAGTACAGCTCCGTGCCCGTGCGCCTGGTTGTCAGGGGCACTCCCAAGACGACCAGCCTTGGCAGCTTCGAGCCCGGCTCCACGACCGACACGACCACTGAACTCGAGTGCAGCTACCTCAAGCTGGTCGTCGGCGGAAAGGAGCGCCTCGAGATCGACAAGTACAACTACATCTGCCGGATTGGCGGGCAGGACGCCCTCAGAAGCGTCCGCAGCGATCTTGGCCTGAGCTAGTCCATATCAGGCGGGGGCATCGCGTGCCTGGCGCGACAAGGGGCTCCGAGACTCCGGCCCCGCCCCCGCCTCCCCGGAGTCTCGAAACGCAAAGGAGTCTCGAAATGCAGTACGAATTCAAGCAGCCCTACAAGTTTGAGGATGCCGAATGGACCGAGCTTGAAGTGCCGGTTGAGGACATGACCGGCGCCCAGTTCCTGGCCGCCAAGAGGGCTTTCGTGAAGGCTCATCCGGATGCGAATCCGGTCAGCATGGTTTTTGACCAGGAATTCTGCGTCTTTCTCATGGCCCGCATCTGCAAGCAGCCCCTCGAGTTTTTCGAGCAGATGCCGGCGAACGAAATGGTGCCCCTCTGCACCAAGGTGGCGGGTTTTTTGCTGAGCTAGGCCTTGGCGGGCAGGAGCCCGAACGCGACGTGATGCGCCTCTGCCTCAACCTGGCCGGCGCCGACACGGCAACCAGCGCCCTCGAGTGGTGGAGGCTGCCGATCGCCGAGGTCAGAGTGTGGGCAGAGGTGCAGCGGGCCGAGCTGGAAAAGAGGCAGAAAGAGCTCGACAGGAAGATGAAGGGCAGGAGGTAGGCGATGGCAAAGACGTATGAAATAGCGTTTGCCCTGGCGGCAAACACGGCATCATTCTCTGCCAACTTCAAGGCGGCATCCCGCACCGTCGCCCGCCTGCAGGAATCCTTCAAGAGCCTGGAGGGCGCGACAAGGCAGCTTGGCGCCCTCCAGGCCGCCAAGCAGCGCGTCATGGAGTCCGGCAAGGCCTACAGGGAGGCCGCCGGGAACGTGGCCAAGCTCCAGGCGGCCATGGCCGCCTGCGAAAGGCCTACAAAGGCGCAGGAAGCCGCCCTCGAGCGCGCCAAGGCTTCTGCCGACAGGGCCAAGGAAGCCTGGCAGAGAAACATCGCGAAGATGCGGGAAATGGCGGCCGCCGCCAACGCGGCCGGCCAGCCTATCCGCGCCCTCGCCCAGAGGGAAAACGAACTCACCCAGGCGGCGAACAGGACGGCGCAGGCCCTCCAGCGCCAGCAGGCCGCCGAGGCGCGCCTTGGCAGGGCCAAGGCCGGCGTCGCCGCCAATGCGCCATACGCCCAGCAGGCGGGCGCGGCCGTCGGCTCCGGCCTCATGGCCGCCATGACAGACGGCGCCTCCCTCGAAAGGCAGCTTTCCCAGGTGCAGGCCATTTCCCGCGCCAGCGCGGACGAGATGGCCCGCTACGAGGCGCAGGCTCTCCAGCTTGGAGCTTCGACCAAGTACACGTCTACGCAGGTTGCCCAGGGCATGCAGTATCTGGCCATGGCCGGTTTCAAGACAAACGAGGTCCTGGCCGCCATGCCGGGCATGCTCAACCTGGCGTCCGCCGGCGCAATCGACCTGGGCCGGGCTGCCGACATTTCGAGCAACATCCTGTCTGCCTTCGGCCTCCAGACGGCGGAGATCGACCGCGTGGGCGACGTGCTGACAAACACGTTCCAGCGCAGCAACACCACGCTCGAGACTCTGTCCGACACGATGAAATACTGCGCGCCGGTCGCCAAGCAGTTTGGCCTCAGCCTCGAGCAGACGGCGGCCTACGCCGGCATCCTGGGCAGCAACGGCATTGACGCCAGCATGGCCGGCACGGCCCTGCGCGGCATCATGGTGCGCCTGACGAAGCAGCCGAAGCAGGCGGCGGTGGCCCTCAAGGAGCTGGGCGTCAAGATCTACGATGCCAAGGGCAATTTCAAAAGCCTTGAGCAGATCATGGTCGAGGTTGCCCAGGCGCAGGACAGGCTGGGCCTTACCGAGTTTGGCAAGGGCAAGTCGGCCGCCATGCTGTTTGGCACGGAAGCCCTGGCCGCCGGCCAGGTGCTCCTGGACAACGCCCGCAGCGGAAAGCTCCAGGAAATGATCGCCGGCCAGTATGAGCGCGGCACTGCCGAGGCCACGGCCAGGGTGCAGGAAGGCAACCTCATCGGCGACATTACCAAGCTCACCTCCGCCATGTCGGGGCTCAGCCAGACGCTCTACAAGAGCGTGAACAGCTCCCTGCGCGAAACCATCCAGCACATTACGGATCTGGTGGGCAGGCTCAACACGTGGCTGCAGGCCAACCCCGAGGTGGCCCGCACCATCGTGCTCGTTGCCGGCGGAGTTGCCGCCTTTGCGGCGGCCATCCTGCCCTGCATCGTCGCCGTCAAGACTATCAGCTTTGCCGTTGCGGCCCTGCAGGCAGGCTTCATGCTGCTGGCCTCCCCCATGGGGCTCATCATTGTGGCCATTGCCGCCCTCGTGGCGGCCGGCATCTGGCTCTACACCAACTGGGAGCAGGTGAGCGCCACGCTGTCGAGGATCTGGAGCGCGATCACCGTTGCCGTCTCCATTTTCTGCATCGAGGCCAGCCAGACGCTCCACCAGATCTGGGACGGCATCGGCGCCTGGTTCCAGAGCGTCTGGGACGGCGTCAAGGCCACCTTCCAGGGCGTGCTTGCCTTCGTCACGGGCACTTTCCAGGCCGGCTGGAGCGCCGCCTGGAACGCCGTTTCCGGCGTTTTCTCCAGCATCTGGAACGGGTTCAAAGGCGTTGCCCAGAGCGTTCTGGACTGGATAGCGAGCAAGCTCAATTCGGTGATCGGGCTCATCAACGGCACCATCGAAACGATGAACAAGATTCCCGGCGTCAGCATCGGCAAGCTCAGCGAAATCCCCACGTCTCAGCCAAAGGCCATGGCGGCCGGCGGCATCGTCACCGCTCCGACGTTTGCCCTTGTCGGCGAGGCAGGAGACGAGGCCGTCATGCCCCTGGACAGGCTGAGCTCCATGCTGGGTCAGTATGCTGGCGGAGGCCAGGCGCAGGGCAATACGATCACCATCAACGTGCAGGCGCCAGTGTCTTTCGGCTCAGCCTCGAGCGATCCCTACGAGGCGGTGCGGCGCGGGCTCTCTGCCGGCGCCGACGACATCAAGCGGCAGCTCGAGCGCGTCCTGGCCGACCAGCGCCGGCTGAGCTACGCGTAAAGGAGGCAGGCCATGGCCACGACAACCACGCGTCACGGCGAAACCTGGGACATGATTTCCTACCGCGTCTACGGCGACGAGCACTGGACGTGGCGCCTCGTCAACGCCAACCGCGAGCTCCGGCACGTCCGGCTCTTCTCCGCCGGCATTCAAATCACCGTTCCGCCCCTGCCGGAAGAAGCAGCCAGCCGGAACTCCCTACCGCCCTGGAAGCAGTAGGCCATCATGCTTGACGCCGTCCGCCATACCATCGTCTCTGTCAGGATTGACGAAAAGGATGCATCCGAACAGGTTGCAAAGGATCTGCTGTCCTTTAGCTACACCGACAAGGAAACCGACGAAGCGGAAGAAGTGACCATCACCCTCAAGGATGAAACCGGCAAGTGGCGCAATAATTGGGCTCCGAAGATGAACGCAACGCTTAAATGCGACATCGTTACGATGGAGCCTAAAGACCTGCTCAAATGCGGAAAGTTTCACGTTGACAGCAGGCGCATTTCCGGCGCGCCGTCTGTATACGAACTGCGTGCAACGTCCATCCCTCCAGACTCGCCAATTCGACGCAAGGCGAAGGAAAAGACGTGGCAAAAGCAGTCCCTCAAGCAGATTGCGCAGACAATTGCTTCCGAAAACAAGCTGCAGCTGCTCTGGGACTGCGCCGACGGCGTGGGCACTGAGCAGAGGGAGCAGGCAGATCAGAAGCGCGAGAGCGATCTGGTGTTCCTGCAGAAGCTCTGCAAGGAGGAAGGCGCAAACCTCAAGCTCACGGATGGAAAGCTCGTTATCTTTGACCAGAAGTCCTACGAAAAGAAAGACCCTGTGATGACAATCACCTTTGGCGATTCTGAAGTTCTCAAATGGGAATTTTCGCAGGAGCTTGCAGATGCATACAAAAGCGTGACCGTCACCTACCGCGATCCTGCCAAGAAGGTGAAGGGACACGCCGCCCAGAAGCGCAAGGAGGCTTCGGCTTCGTCCACGACGGACGAGGACGACCTGGAGAACATGGACGACGACGATGCGCAGGAAGCGCATGAGGACTTGTAGAAATGGCCAGGATGTTTGACAACAACTTCGAGAAGCTGGGCGGGAAGAAAACAAAGAAGAAGCCCGGCAAGCAGAAAGCCAAGTCGAATCCGGCTGTCATTTCCTACACCGCCGTGGATCCTGACGCCCCGGAGAATGCGCAGGAGTTTGAACTAAAGAAGCGCGTGAAGTCTCAGGCTGAAGCGAAGCGCCTTGCCGAGGCGAAGCTGCGCGAATTGAACGCAAAAGTCATGACAGGAAGCATGACGCTAGTAGGCAACGTGAAGGCATGTGCAGGCACTGTGGTTGAAGTCAAAGGTTTTGGAAGTTTTGACGGGCGCTTTATTGTCGAGGAAGCCAGGCATTCTGTCGGCAGTTCCGGATACACTACAGACATCCGCCTTCGGCGCGTGAACATGGACTACTAAAATGCAGCTCGACTTCAAGAAAGACGACGAAACCGATCGCCAGCTCAGCATGGTGATCCGCATCGGCGAGGTGACGGCCACGAATCCTGGCGCCCACAAGGTTAGCGTGACCTTTGACGACGACGACGGCCAGACGTCTGGCGAGCTCCCCGTCATCGTTCCGAACACGATCGACAACCACGACCACGCCATGCCCGACGTGGGCGAGGACGTGCTGTGCATCTTCCTGCCCACCGGCACGGAGGAAGGCTTCGTCCTGGGGAGCTTCTACGCCGGCAACGTGTCGGATCCGGAGTCGAGCCAGGACGTGCGCGCCACGAAGTTCAAGGACGACACCCGCATCGCCTATGACAGGAGCTCCCACACCTACACCATCGACATTGACGGCACGCATATCAAGGCCGATCAGCAGCATATCGAGATGGAGAGCCCGCAGCAGATCCACCTGACAACGCAGCAGCTCCTGCTCACTATCGGGGGTACGACCATGACGCTGACGGGTTCCTCTGCGCAGATCGATACGAGCAACATTACTTTCAAGGGAAACATGGACGTGACCGGCACCCTGCACACGTCTGGCAACATCTCTACCGCCGGGGGCGTCAGCGCTTCCGGCGCAGTCCACGGGAGCAACATCTAATGGGCGCGATTGGCGTTCTAGGGTATCTGCCTTTCGTCTGCTCCGACTCCGTGGTGAACACCATCAGCGGCATGGGGCAGGAGCACGGCGAAAACTATGCGGAGCACAAGGTCATCGGCGGGCGTCCCGTTCTGGAATGGGTGGGCAGGCAGGCCAGCACCTACAGCATCGAAATGCGGCTCGACTCGACGCTTGGCACCATGCCCAGCGTGGTGATCGCCGGGCTCAAGAAGATGATGCAGGCGCACAAGCCGGTGCCCCTGCTCGTTGGTCCGCAATACTGCGGCCAGGTGGTCGTCGAGGGCGTCAGCGTCACCGGCGAGCACTGGACGGGCATAGGCGTGCTCCAGGTGGCCACCGTCAGCGTCAAGCTCAAGGGGGTTTCCGATGGCTTCTTCTAGCTATCCCGTGGCCCTGAGCACGGGCATCGACTTCTTCCCGCAGACTGTCGCCGAGGAAGTCGTGCAGAACGTGCGGACGATTCTGGCAACGCGCGTCGGCGAGGTGCCCCTTGACCGGGCCTTCGGCACGTCCTGGGACATGATCGACCAGGCGCTGCCGGCGGCGATGCAGCTTGCCCGCGCGGACATCTTCGACGCCGTCCAGCGCTTCGAGCCCCGCGCGGTGGTCGAGTCCATCCGCTGGGAGCAGGCGGAGGACGCCCAGGACGGCGTGCTCCATCCCGTGCTGACCGTGGGCCTTGCCGAGGGCATCGACGGCGGCGCCTCAACCGCCTGGGAGGAGAGCGAGATCCCCGACGCCGAGGAAGGTCTCGTCACCGAGTCCGGCACCATCCTCGACATGGCCGCCGTCACCCGCATGGTGCACGAGGCGGTTGCCAGCGCCCTCGCCGCCCGGAACGCCGGATCCAATGCGTCCATCAACTCCGAGGCCCTGCAGGCGGCCATCGCCGTCCTGCAGAGGCGCGTGGGCAAGATCTACGACAGCACAACGAACACCCTGGACGACGTGCCCGACAGCGCCAGCCAGGGCGGCATGGTCGTGCTGCGGAACGACAGCTAGCGGGAGGCTTCCATGGCAGATCTGCTTGCGAACACGATCGCCCAGGCGGTGCAGGAGTCCCTCGAGGCCTATGCCGGCGCTCTGCAGACCTCCGAGGTGCTGGCCTCGCTCGAGCAGGACGAGCTCCGGCTCGAGGCCCAGACCCAGAAGGTCTACGACTCCACGACGACCACGCTCGACGACATCCCCGAAACCGCCGCCAGAGGCCATGGCCTCGTGGTTCTGCGGAACGACTAAGGAGGCCTCCCCATGGCTGAAAAACTCCCCCGCTTCGACCTGCCTGAGGTTGTCTTCCTGGACGTGGACACCGCCACCGTGGAAGCTGGCATAATCGCCGGCTACGAGCGCGCCGCCAAGCGGACGCTCGCCCAGGGCGATCCCGTCCGGCTCTTCCTGCTGAGCGTGGCCGCTGAAATCTGCGGCTTGCGGGCCGAAGTCAACATCGCCGCCCAGAACAATCTGCTGAGCTACGCCCAGGGCGCCTATCTGGACAGCCTGGGCGCCTACTTCGGCGTGACGCGCCTCGCCGCGGTCCCGGCCAAGGGTACGTTCAAGTTCACCTTGAGCGCCGGCCTCGCGGACGATCTGCTCATCCCCGCCGGCACGGAAGTCACCAACGGCACGGTCACTTTTGCCACCGACGAGGACGTCGTGATTCTTGCCGGCACGCTCACCGTCACCGTGGACGCCACGTGCACCGATGCGGGCACCGTGGGCAACGGCTACACGGCAGGCCAGATCGGCACGATGGTGGAGCCCATTGCCTACGTGGCCGAGGCAGTCAACATCACGACCACGGCTGACGGCGCCGAC